CATACTGTTATTTATAAAGAAGTTTCGTCGCGGCGCGGCAAATCTAGTTGTGGTGATTTAGTTAAATCATATGTTTGAATATATTCTGTTAGAAATTCAGCAATAGCCATATGACCTGCTTGATCAGGGTGCATGCCAACAGGTTCGATTGAGTGCTTTAAACTAAAATCTACTCCTGCATAAACTTCTGCTGATACTAACCTTTTTGTTGCAACAAATTTTTTATATACTTTGTCTAATAATTTTTTATATTTAGGATCTCGGCCACCTGTCCATGTCATAATATACCTTATATCATTTTTATGAAAATAATCTGTCATTTTTGTAAGTTGCATTGAGGTAAGTTCTAAATTTGTAAGTGTTGAGGATTTTAGCTCTAATGCAATTTTCTTTTCATGATTGTGTCTTGCTATTTCGCCTTTTGCTATCTCCTGCATAGGTATTTGTTCTGCAAATTGGTTTCCTGACAAATAATCTATATCTTTTTTCATTTTTACATATATAGATTTATATGCACTTGCTTCAATTTCTATATACTGTCTATCTCCTCTGAATGCAATAGGTCTTATAACATAATCTTTATTAAAACTTTTATCTGTTACTATGCCTTTTAATGTCACAGGATCAAACTGCCTATAACTAGGATCAGTTAATTCACAAATTACAAATAAATTTTTAAAGGTTCCGTATTTTTCATAATATTGGTCACAGAAACCTATGCTATCAATTACTGTCATATCTATAGGCTTTGCTACTATAGAATGATTCCAGCAATTTTGTATGTTATTTAGGTTAGCAAAGTGTTGTACCCAACTTATTGTATCAGTTACAACATCTTTAGAAGTAATACTAGGTATTGTATATTCACCGCCATGCCAGCCAGTGGCAAAGGAACAGCCGTTTACAAAAAGATCTTTCATAAACAGTATTTATTAGGATAATTTCTTTGCTAGTTTATCTTTGAGTGCGTTAATGATAACACTTTTATCAGTGGTGTAACCAGGCATTGTTAAAATAGTTGGCTTTTTAGGTTCTTCGTCTGAGCATGTATCACAAGGTTCATCTTGTGGCTCTGGCTCATCCATTTTAATTTCTTTATCTGCAGGAAGTGTAATGCCTGCAAGTTTAAGAACAGCATGTAATTCTTGCATGCTTTTAGCATTAGCACTAATTGTTACACTTGCATCGCCTTGTCTTTTGGTCTTGCTGTAAGTAACGTTTTCAGTGTCCTCTTGCTCTGGCATTCCGCCGCCAGCAATCATCGGAAATGATTCCATTAAACCTAATAATTTTTTGTTTAAGTCTTTTTCGTTCATTATACTCTACCAGAACCTGACTGACTAATTGTAGTTACTTGTTTGGACGATTCTGCGCCTCTGCCCATGTTAGGTCTACCCATCATGTCGTCGTGCATTGATCTTAAATTATCGCCCATCAACTCGCCTTTGCTTGGATAAGCACGGAAATAGTCTGCGCCTTTTTCTGCTTTGATTCTTGCCAACTCATCTAGGAACTTTTTATTGTACTCTTCGCCAAACACTGCAAAATCAAGATCTTGATTCTCGTTTTCGTAATGTGCTTGTTCTTCGTTATTTAATTCAGCATCTTCTTCTGTAACGTAACGATCTTCATCACGCTCTAAACGCTCTTCAGCCATATCTGCTTCTAAACGTCTTGGTTCTTTGACCCCATATGCAATAACTCTTTCATGGTCTAAGCCCATGTTAACTGCTAACCATACTTCTAATATTCTTTCATTAACAGGATATTTTAAAACAATATCTGTACTACATACTTCTGTAGTAAAAGATGCACCTTTAGCTCTCACAAACTCTTGTGGATTCTCTTGAATTGGTTGTCTTTTAAAAGGTGTTGCACTAACAAGATTATATTTTGCTAAACACTTTTCTAAAATATCCATTTGATCAGAACCACAGTCAGCGGCAAACTTCAATCTGTAGCCGTATTCTTTTTTGAATGATTCTGCAATATATTGTTTAAGTTCCATAATTAACTCCGTCGTTACACTTATTTATCACTTTTGGTTAATTATTTTTCCTTATATAAATTTTACCGGAATTTCTTGTTTAATAAATGTTGGGTATGAATAACTATTATCTTGATTATATGTGCGGTGATATCCTTTTTTAGGAACGCCGATTCCTAGCATTAATAGTGGCGTAGCCGATGTTTGATTATCTGGGTAAAGTTTTTTAACAATTTCTGCTTTCTTAAAACATGCACAATACCCAGTTCGATAACCTAACATAGTAGCGGTTAATGCCAGCATACCAGAAGCAATGCCAACTGACATCCATTGATCTCTTTCTACTATAGTTTTTTGAGTGTCATGTGTTTCAGAATTTGAATAAAATGCTATGTATTCTGGAGTTCTATTATTTTTTACATGGTAATCTTCGAATACCACTAACAGATTTGCAAGGACCTGCGAATTACACTCTGCTTCAGATAGATCTTGGTTGGTATAAAATCCTTTAGTAGACTTAAAAATGTCTTGTATAAGGCCTCTGTCAGATATAAATGACACTTTATAATGTGCAATATTTTGTTTGCTTGGACATTGTGTTACAGCATTTTTTAAAGTTTCAATATCTTCTTCTGGTATAGAAATATCTGTATCCCAATTTCTTTGGCATCTTTGACTCACTAAAACAGCATGTCGTAAAAATTTATGAAAGCCTAAAGTCTTTTCCATTGCACTAGTACTTATTACTTTTGGTTAATTATTTTGAGTAACTCGTTCCTATCTAATACAGTTGCTTTACTTTCTTCAGCATCATTACCGGTTTGTTTGTCTAATCTTGCTTTTTTAATCATCAAATCAATTTGCTGTAATTTAGCCTTGGTTTTTGCATCACTTGCTTCTAATGCTATTTTTAACATGTTGCTTGCTTCTGCAAACACTTTACCAGCCGCCATATCACTGACGTTCATGCCCAAGTTCATTAGTTGTTCGTAACTGTCTATAGCCTTTTTGGCTATGTCGTTCATCTCACCTTCGTGATCTTCGAGTCCTTTGATTTCTTTAAATGCTAGATTTATTTTTTCGCTTACGCCCATTGCTTCTTGCACTTCTACAATGGCGTTTTTAGATTCCTCAATCGTAGGAACATCTTCTACTTTTTCTTGTGCTAGTACTTCCTCAATGGGCGGCAAATTAAATTCTTCTTCGAGTTTTTTAGTCATACAACTATTTATCTAGCCAATTTGGGAATAAAGAATTGAAGTGATTTGCAACTTTAACATGTTGCTCTTTTGATAAGTGCGATGTTAAAAATTTGTACTGATTTGTTTCTACCCATTCATCATAATTGTCTATAGCAGGATGAAAATCAAAACATGTTATATTAAGTAATCGTTCTAATTGCTTGTACAAAGTCTCACCATCCATAGGCGTAATAAATAAAATTTTTACATCGTTATTATCACATATTGTTTTAAGATGAGATAAACATGCAAGTTTTGTGTGTATCTGCTTAAAAGCAGGAGTGTAAGAAAGATAATTTAATATTTCGTCTGCGTTCGGGCCTCGCATTTCTTCAGGCTGGCAAAACCAATAATGGCCAATTAATCTTAGATTAGATTCTACGTCAGCACTTCTGCCCACGTGACCGTCTACTACATATCGAGATTGGCTAGTGTATACTTCTTTCATTGGAGGAGTATCTAGCATATCTAATTTAAGTTTATCAAAAGATCGTTTAGTTGTTTGAATTACATCTCTGTCAAAACCGGTGATAAAAAATATACAATGTGTAATTTTAGGATTGCTCAATATAGCCTGCGTAGTCACAAATGATGTTGTATAAATATCTCCGCCGCCAATACCAACTGAGATTGCATTATTATCTAAAATTTCGCACCAATGCGGGTATGTATAATCTATTGTAAACTCTGGTCCCCGTGGCGATGCAGGATATGACACTGTGGTAATTTGATCATCCGTAGGGGAGTTTTTATACCAATGGAATCTAGGAAATTGTGCAAAACTGTCGCCGCCTACAAGTAACATACAAATATTTATTACTTGCGTTTTTTAGATATTCTCTTCTTGGCTTTTCTAGGCTTGTTGTTTTGGAAAATTTGATCTTCGTTAATAACTTTAAAACGTAAACCTTTGCGTTTGCACCACTCTTGTGCCGCAGTCCATTTAGCGGCATTAATTGCTGTTTGCCATTTTTGACCGAGGGTTTTAGCATTTTCCATTGTGGTCTGATTGCTGGGTTTAATTTCAATGAGTTCAACGTGCTCTGCACCGTTTTTATCAATATATTGTATCATAAAATCAGGAACATAATTAGCATATTTTCCTGTCTGGGGATGTAAATAGGGTATTTTTACGTTTTCACTTGCCCATTTAGTTATGTTAGGGTGAGAGTCGCACATACGCATAAAAGCAAGTTCCCAACTACTTCTAAAGTATGGGGCTTTACCTCCTACATATTTTTCAAGGTTTTGCACCTCAAAAATTCCTTGAGAAAATTTAGACATAATATTATTTAGTGTTTTATAAGGCCCTGAACAGGACTCTTAGTATTTACATTAGACGTAAATAAACCTATTCTACTTCCTGCCGGCCTTAATGCATTGATAGCATTGTATGCATCTAGTGCGAGATCTAATGTGTTCGAATTCATTTCAAAAAATTCTAATGGATCTATCTTTTGTGCATCAGCAACCTGCATCAATACCGGTGCTAGTGCAGAAGCATTGGCTTTTTTAAAACCTGATTTTTCAAGTTTTGCTTGTACCATATTTAACAATGGCATGTTTGTGATCTTATATTTTTCGTCTCGAAGAGTACTTAAGATAGTAGAACTAGCCTCAGGTAAAGGAAACTCTATGGTTGCTTCATTTAAATATGCAACTAATGTACTGCCTGAGAGTTCGTATTTAAGTTCGTTGCCAAATGTATCGTATAATGAAGAGCTCATTGTTATCCTTGTGGTGTTCTAGGTTTCTTGGCTGTTACAGTGTTAGGCTTTTCAGTTAGAATAGGCCCTTTTGGTAAGTTAGCAAATACACCGCTTGCCCATTTCTGATCTTCTTCGAATCTTGCTAAATCTTCTTCACTCATTTCAAAGTTTACTGATTGTTGCATGGTGAAGTTTTCGTATTCTAACTGCATTCTAAATGTTCTGAATTCATTGCTAGTATAATCTATACTGCCTAAATCAAACTGTGTAATAGTCGGTTTAAATAAAACGTATTCTGTACCTACGCCGCCATGGTAAACTATCATTCTAATGCTGTCTATAAAATTAGCATAATTAGAGATGTCTAAGCCTGCCGCATTACTATCAAACGAATCGGTCATAAAATTACTGGCTTTAGACATTGTAATAGAAGCATCTTCGTAGCCTTTAGGTGCCAAGTCTCTGTTGCCTTCAGTTTTACCACGTGGATTCATATACAAATAAGAAAAATATCTCATCAATAAAACTGCCCATTCATTGTTCACAGTGTCGATGACTGTTAACTCAACAGGTTGGTAGTCAACGCCAGTGTTGACTACACGTTTAATGTTGTATTGATTTTTTACTTGAGTATTAAATGTTACAGCAGGCAAAGTAGCAGTTTGTAACAAACTGCTAATCTGCTCTCTGTATATTGCGTTGTCTCCTGCCAGAAATGCTACATCTGGATTAAAGACAAATTCTACAAAACCCGCAAACTGAAGCCTAGGGGGTGTAATCCCAGGATTAAATCTTCGGGCGTTCTTAAAGTCCCTAAGAAAAAAAGGCCTCAAGCTCGCCATGTGCTAATCCTTAGATTGCGCCGCTAGTTGCTGAGAAGTCTACCTCTGGGAATAAGTCGCCACTTGTTGCGATGCCGCCCAAGTTATTTTCACCAACTTCATGGATTGCGTTATCAAATCTTACTTGTAAAGTGATTGTGATTGGCTCGTTTGCTGAGTAGTCACTGTCACTATAGTTTACGTTTTGAATGAAACAACCTTCTAACTTCCATACCTCTGTTGCAGTACCAAGGTTACCATCTAAGATTTCAATTTCCATATCGAATTTGTAATCACTACCTGAAGCAGGTGTTGTTTGTTGTAAATGGTTTACCTGAGACTGTACCTGTGAGCCAACATATTTTGCGACATTGTTTTGAATGTCATCTCTGATTACTAATGTAATCGGATCCCATGTGTGCTTACCGTGCATGTACACTTTAGAGTTATAACTTTCTACAATGATTTCATCGTAAGTTACAACAGGTCGAGTAACATTCTGAACGTTCTGAGTTAATTCTCTAGTACTTTCATCTGTACCGAAATTCAATAGTGTAACCCTAAAACGATATTTTAATTTAGGCATTAAAATACCAGATCCAGAACCGGTATCTGTTGTTAATGGTACACCAAATTTATCTTTTGTTGCCATAATGTTCTCCTACGAACTTAGTATAATTTATACTAGTTATTTATCATAAAACGGCTAAAATTGTTAACTACCCTTTTAACTTTCATAAAAAAAGGGCAGTAAAACTGCCCTTTTTAGTAGTTAATAAACTATTAACCTGTTGCGCCCAATGTGTTTTGGATTCTAATTGGAATGTAAATAAACTCAACTGCTTTAACAGGTTGAATAGCAACATCGATGTGCAATTCGTTTCTGTCAATTCTTGCAGGTGTGTTGTTAGAAGTATCACAAACTACTACATAGTCGTATAAACCTCTTTGTGTTACAAGTTCACTTAAGAATCTGTCAACTACTGTTCTAGCATTTGCTCTTGTTACAGAATCATTTGGTTCAAACAAGAATGGTTTCACTGCATCATCAAGTAATTCTCTGATGTAAATAACCAATCTTGAAACATTAACTCTATCTAATGCTGATGCATTAGGGTTAAGTGTTTTCTGACCAAATACTGCAATGCCTCTTCCAGGGAAGTTGCTGATTGGGTTGACTTTGTTTAGATAGTAAGCATCTCTTTGACCTTCGTTTACTGCTACTGGAGTAAACTCGCCTTCTGCTGGATCTAAATAACCAACACTTGTTGCGTTGCTTACAAGACCTCTTTGGAAGCCTGCTGGTGCAAACCATGGGAATGCCACCTGGTCGTTAAATGCAATAGTTCTCAATGCCATGTGTGACGCTGGAACCATAATGTTCGAACCATCTAAATCTGTACTTAGACCGTGTGGGAAATAAACAGCCGCTTGTGGAGAAGAACTTAAAAGTCCATCTTCACCGTTTTCAATTGCGTTGTTGCTGTTAGTTGCCCAGTTCTTAACTGCTTGAGCAGAACTAGAAAGTCTAAATGGTGGATCAATCAAACAGAATACAGTATCTTTTCTGTCAACACTTAGAGTTAACATCTCATCTGTTAGTTCAGGATAGCCTGGAACTGCAACAAGATTAAATCTATTTGTTTCATTTCTGATATCATCATTTGCACTGATTGCCGCTTGTAAAGCTCTAACTACAGATCTTCTCTGAGCCTTTCTTAACAAGTATAATGAACCATCTGCTTTAAGGCCACTGTGTGATACCCAAGTATTGCCAATTACATCTGAACCAACAGTGTAATTAACTTTATACTCTTTAACGTTACCGCCACTAGCTCTTGTGTTCCAAGCAAGTATACCTTGTGGGTATAAACTTGGAGAAGGTCTATCAGCATCGATGCTTGCTGATGCACTTGCTCTAAAGTCAGCAAAGATAATACCGTCTGCTGTGCTTTGATCTGTTAAATCAATCAAGTTCCAACTAGAACCATCATGTCTATAGAGTTTTAAGTTTTCAGTATCTGCACTGTTTAACCAAACATCGCCATTTACCAAAGAACTAGAACCGTCGCTTTGAAGTGTTGGCTCTGTTGCTTTAGTTTGGAAGTC